CAGGCGGTGGCCGAAATCGAAAAGCTCAAAAAGCTAGTAGGCGATGGAATTAACCTGGACTGAAAATATCATTGAGCGTTATTGTGTTGTAACTGAAGACAGCAACGCGGGCAAGCCGGTACAGTTACTTGACTGGCAGCGCCACCTAATCCGCGAGGGCCAGGGCAAGCGTATGATTTGGCTAGAGATTCCACGTAAAAACGGGAAGTCGGCGTTCATCGCTATGCTAGCCATAGCCCACATGCTGGAAGGGTTTAAGAACAACAGTAACCCGCAGGTAATCCTCGCGGCAGCCACCAGGGAGCAGGCGGGTATTTTGTTCGGTTACGTCCGTAACATGATTCTTTTCAACCCGCAGCTTCAAAAGGTACTAGAGCCATACCGTAAGGAAATCCGACTAAAGGGTAAGCCTGGGTACTTGAAGACCATTACCAGCGACGGCGGGAGTAACCACGGACTAAACCCGTCCCTAATCCTTTGCGACGAAATCCACAGCTGGAACGAGGTTAAAGGTCCGGAGCTTTGGGAAGCCCTGCGAACGTCCATGGCGGCACGACCTAGCCAAATGGTGGCTATTACCACGGCGGGCAGCGCGTACAGCTTCGCCCACAAGTGGCACGAATACGCGGAGCGCGTCAAAGAGCAGCCGGACATTGACCCAAGCTGGTTAACTATTATTTACGGAGCAACGGACGAAGAGAACCCGCACGACCCGAAAGTGTGGGCGAAGGCTAACCCTTCCCTGGGTATAACCGTTACGCTGCAATACCTTGAAGAGTTAAGCAATACGGCAAAGCACGACGAGCCTACGCTTTTGTCGCTACGCAAACTGCACCTAAACCAGTGGGCCGGTAGCGCTCAACCTTACATCGAACTAGGCAAGTGGCTCAAGTGCGAAGGCCCAAGGCCGAAAACACTGGACAAATGGCGGTGCTTTTTGGGGGTTGACCTTGCCGCGGTTAATGACTTTACCGCGTACGCCGTGGTTTACTTTAATGGGGACAAGTTCTATACCCAACAGTATTACCAAATTACCGACCACGCTATGAGTAAGCGCAAGCAAAAATACCCGAACCTGGTCCGCAACTGGATAAAGAACGGCGACCTGGACGTAGTTAAGGGCGAGGTTACCACGACCGACCATCGCATAGCCATGATAGAACAAATCATGAACGCGCACCCAGTCGAAGGTATTTTCTTTGACCCGTGGAACGCGGCCGAAACGGTAGAGCGCTTGCGCAGCAAGTACGGCAAACAGTTTTGCTGGGAAGTGCGCCAGTCGGCGCTTATGGTAAATGAGCCAATGAAGCTACTGTACCGCATGGTAACCACGAAAGGAATCACGCACGACGGCAACCCGATTACCGCCTGGATGATAGCTAACACCAGCCTACACATAGATAAAAATGATAACTGGACCTTTCAAAAAGACAAGGCCCCGGACCGAATAGACGGCACAGCGGCCCTAATTACGGCCCTGGCAGGCTACGTGCATAATGCTTCGACTGGTATGTCAACTTATGAGGATATGGATATAATTTTTGTGTAACTTTGTGTTATGGCATGGTATGACCGTATTAAGCGGAGCGTCAGCGGAGTAATTAGCCCGAAGCCCTGGCTTATTAGTTTGTTTGGCGGCAACGCGACCCTATCGGGTGAAAATGTTAGCGCAGTCAACGCGCCCAAGGTTTCGGCAGTTTACGCGTGCGTGAACCTAATTAGCGGCACTATTGCCAGCTTGCCGTTCCATCTTTACCGCGAAACCGAGCAGGGGCTTATTTACCAGCCTGGGCTTATTAATGACCTGGTAAGCCGTCGCCCGAATATCGCCTACAATAGCTACGACTTTCGTAAGGCTATGCTTACCCAGCTGCTGCTTCGCGGTAACGCATACGTACTGCCGGTACGTAGTGGCAGCAGCCTTGCAGGTCTAGAACTAATTGACACGGAACTAGTTACCGTAGACACCACAAGCGGCGAACTTATTTACCAGCTGCACCTTCGCAACGGTATTAATCTGCGACTGAACCCGGACCAGCTTATACACCTTAAATACTGGACTTTTGACGGTATTAACGGCGTTAGCCCTATCGTTTACGCGAAGGAAATTATCGGTAGTTCAATGGCCGCAACTGCCCACATGGGTGGCTTTTACGGTAATGGCGGTATGCCTAAAGGTATACTCCAGCTCCAGGGCACCATTCGCGACGCGGACCGCGTTAAGGCTATTGGCCGCCAGTTTGACGAGCTGAATAAAGAATATAAGGGGCGGACGGCTGTACTTACCGAGGGTGCAGAGTATAAACCCGTAGCTGCGAACTTTCAAGAGTCGCAACTAATTGAGTCGTTGCGTTTTAGTGTTGAGGAAATTTGCCGACTGTTTTCCGTTCCGCCCCACAAAATTGGCCACATGGAAGGCGCAGGCTACGCTAACAGCATTGAAGCGCAAAACGCGCAGTTCGTTAGCGACTGCATCCGCCCGCTGGTCGAAGTAATCGAAATGGAGTTTTCAAATAAGCTCCTTGCCGGGAACCGTAAGTTCCAAATTGACCTAAAAGCGCTTATGCGCGGCGACATCCAAACCGAGGTAGCCCGTAACGTCAGTTACTGGAATATCGGAGTTATGAGCGCTAACGAAATTCGCCGTATTGAAGGGCTAGCACCTATCGAAGGCGGCGACGAGTATAACAAGCCTATGCACATGGGCGCAGCAAATGAGCAAAATGGAGAAGGAAATACGGACCCGTCCGATTCCAGCGACGGAGAGTAATACCGTAGAGGGTTACGCTCTTAACTGGAACGAGTACGACATGGGCGCTTTTGTAGAGCGCATTGAACCTAACGCCCTAGGCGACCTGCGCAGTTACGACGTTCACGCGTTGTATAACCACGATTACGACCGCGTACTAGCGCGTTCAAAGTACGGCGAGGGTACCCTTTCACTTGAGCAAAACGAAGAGGGCCTAAAGTTCCGTTTTGAGCTGCCCGATACGCCAACCGGTAACGAAGTACGCACCCTAGTCGGCCGCGGCGACGTAGACCAGGCTAGCTGGGCTTTTACCGTTAAAAAAGAGCGCTGGGAGAACGTCCGAAGCGAAAAGCCCGTTCGTATCATTGAAGCCATTGGCGAAATGTACGACATATCACTAACGCCACGCGGTGCAAACCCTACGACGTCCGTAGCTTTACGTTCGTTGGAGGCTGCACAAGCGGCAGAACCCGAAACAATTAACCAAAACCCCGAACCCGTGGAAAATCACGAACAAGAGGCCGAAATCCGCGCTAACGCTTTCGTTGACGCTTCGGCTGTGCAGGGCCAGCTTTCTCGTTCAGAGGAGCGCAACCTCGCAAAATTCAACCTTATCAAGGCTATCAACGAAGCCCGCAGCGGTAAGCTTACTGGTATCGAAGCCGAAGTAAACCAGGAAGGCATGAACGAAAAGCGCAAGCTTGGAGTAGACGTGCGCGACCAGCACGCCATCAACCTGCCCGAAATGTTTACCAAGCGCACCCAGTCAGTTACTGGCGGCACTAACGGTAACCTTGGTGGCGACTTGGTATTCACCGACCCACAGCGTTACATTGACTTTTTGTACCCGAACACTCCGCTTTTGCAGCAAGTTTCGGTAGCTGAAAACCTGGTGGGTAACGTATCGTTTCCGCGCCAAACCGCTGCCTACTCTTTGAACTGGAAAACGGAAACCGGAGCCGACAGCGCCCAGGACATCACGTTTGACAACGTAGTTATGTCGCCCAAGCGTGCCGTAATCACCGCGTCAATGTCAAACCAGCTGCTTCGTCAAGAATACAGCCGAGGTATCGAGCAGCGTATCATTAACCAGCTCAACCTTTCGTTTAACAAGGGCCTTGAGAACGTAATCCTTAACGGAACCGGAACGAACAACCAGCCTACTGGTATCTTCACCGCTTTGGACGCTCAAAAGCTGACTATCGGAGCTATCGACTACGCCGACCTTATCGCGTTTGAATCAGCTTTGGCTAACGCCGACGCTTTGCAGGGCAACCTCGCATACGTTATGCACCCAGCTGTATTGGCTAAATTGAAGCAAACCAAGCTCGACGCTGGTAGCGGCCGTTTCCTCGTAGAGGGTACGCTCGACCCAGTTATGACCGCTAACGGCTACCGTGCGCTTTCTACTACTTTGGCCCCCAAATACACCACGCCAGACCCCGACGAGTACGGCGTAGTATTCGGCAACTGGTCAGACGTCCAGGTAGGATTTTGGGGCGGTGCTACCCTTATGGTAGACCCGTACACTAACATGAAGTCATCAATCGTAGAGGTTTACCTCGAGCGCTTTATGGATACTGCCGTATTGCGTAACGAATCGTTTGCACTTGCAAAAGACGTAACTATCTAAACATGGTAACGGTTAGCAGTTATACCCCGATTTCGGTAAACCTTACCGAGCTTAAGGCTTTTTGCCGCGTAGACGGTAGCGCAGACGATGCGCTACTAACTATGCTTTTCGGCGCAGCCGTAGAGGAATTTAACAGCTACACCGGATACCGTTTAGGTGCTACAACTGTAACAGTGGACACCCTGGGGCAAGCGTCTTATACGCTGCCCTTGGGTCCCGTTACGGCTATCACAAGCGTAACAGCTTACGACGCCGAGGGCGTTTCGTCAGCTTTGACCTTATACGACGACTACGATTACATAAACACGGTTATAAGCCTGGACGAAACCCCAGCCCGTATGGTAATCGTTTATACCTGCGGCGACGCTAACCCGCCCGCAGACGTGAAGCACGCGCTGTACCAACGCGTTAAATTCGGGTACGATTACGGCGACGACTTGCCGTACAATACAAACCGTTTCTTTGACCGCCTAGCGTTCCGCTACCGCCAAAACTTTTCGTAATGCTTGACCTGCGCGTAGAGCTGTTCCAACCGACATCGGTACCAAACAACAGCGGCCAGGTAATTAAGACCTGGGCCAGTGCGGGTACGTACTACGCGGAGCGTATTATACTGCCCCAGGCAGGCAGCGAAACAATGCCATACGACCAAATGGTAAGCGCCGGCGTAGTTACGTGGCGCCTACGATTTCCAAACAGCGTAGCGGCCAAATGGAAGCTAACCTATAACGGCGAGGATTACGATATAACCAGCGTGCTACCCGAAGGGCGCCGCC